CCAGGCAGTACGTTCTTCATTAGTCATTTTCTACTCCAATAAATAAGGCAGAGAAGGGTCTTTGCGGAAAAATCGCCTTTTTCTGCCTGTTCTGTTTTTCTTTTTTCGCGTAATACTCTCTGCCCTTCTTTTTGATTTCTTCTTGATGCTCGAGGTAGTAGAGGCGCTTTCTCTCTTTCTCAGTGAGTTTTAATGCCATTCGTTTTCCTTCAGATACTCGTCGAATATCGGTTCAATCTCAGGGTGTCTTTCATCCTCCCCAGCTTCAGCAAGCTCGTTGATCCGTTCGTCACAGTAGCGAGGGATGTATTTCTCAAAGAAATTTTCAACCAGGCGCTCATATTCGGCTTGCCGTTTTTCTTCCTGCCAGCTCAGTTGCCAGAGATCTCCTGGCCCGGGGCACGTTCTCGGAGTTACATGCATAGCAGCCACCGCTGAAAGGCATCGGCGCTCAGGACTACGGTCAACGTGCCGAAAAACAGGACGCAGGCGATCAGAGCGCAGAGGAAACATGCGAGATCGTCCTCTAACAGATCATCAAATTTTTTATTCATGATTGCCTCCGATAGGCAAAAGGCTCCCCACCTGAGCTCCAAGGAGTTCAGTTTGTTTACCGCTCAGGCGGGGATTTAAGAAGAGAAGTTAAGAGTTACGAGAAACAAGTTGTCTCATTCGGCTGATGAACCACATCGGTTCATGCCAAACATCGTAGAAGCGGGAAGCGTCAGGGCGTCCCTGCCTGTAAGCTTCTTTTGAAGCCCACTGAATTTGCGGCTTGAACAAGTCATCGAAGTAATAGATCAAAGACTTGATCGCCTCCAGCTCATTGTCAGTGATGTAATGCTTGCTGACAGGGACGGCAGGGATGGCCGGACACGGTGCAGGGTTAGAAGCGCTGATCGTGAGGCTTGGAAACTGAACGACGTATTTAGCGTGCACCTGTTTTACTTCTGGTGCCGGACTTTCCTCTTTCACATCCGGCACATTGAAATCCGAAACTTTTAGACCGTCAACGAACGCCAGCGCAGTCTCAAAATCTCTTTGCAGCAGGCAGGTGTAGCGTGGTATGCGGAAGCGTCTCTTGAGTGCTCGGTAAACAAAGCTGTAGTTTTTGTTTCCAAACAGGGCATGAGTTTTGCGCATCACGCGACTGGAGAGTTCGTACTGCTGCTCGTTGGAGATTAATGCGTTGTCCTGCTCCTGAGCTGAATAACAACCTTGCTTTCGGATTGCCGGAAGAACCTCGTTAGTGACCCAGCGCTTGAACTGTTTCGCCTTCGGAAGTTTTGAGCCGAAGATCAAGGCGTACAGGCCGCTTTCGTTTACGCAGTTGACTGTTTGCTTACGATTCAAGCGATCGTTCATCTCGAGTTTAAAGATGTCGTCAGGATCAACGTGGTTTTTAATAGCGTCTTTGTGGTTTGCAAAACCAAGAACATCACAAATTTGTTTAGCTATGAAAAGCGGGTTAAGGATATCGCCAAGAATTGTTAACGATGTGTTCTCAAATGTGAAAGCTAACGTATTTGACATTTAATGTCTCCACTAGAGTTTTAAACCCTGCGACCGAGGCTAATCGGGTGAGCAGGAACAAACGGGTTAGCCTTACCGTCTAGTGGAACGGCGCACCGAAGTGCCCCGTTTGTTCCGCCCGTTAGAGACATTAGGATGGGGTAGCGAAACGCGACCTCATATAAACCCTAATAAGGGCGATGGCCTAACAATCCGCTAGGTCATCTCTTGTAGGCAAAACAAAAACCGCTTTTACGATCATTGGCGGCCTACACGCCACTAGAGCTCGGGAGGCTAATCCCGCGTCTGTTTCCAGACAGGGATAGTTTAGCGACTTTCATGGAGACTTGTAAAGGCCTTAATTTTTAACGTCTGGGTACATGTCGTGATCAATCGCTTCAATGGCCAAATCAGAAATGAAATTCTGTGCATACTCCTTGAAGAGCGCCTTAGTTTCCCGTTGGGCCTCTGCAGTTTGGACAACGTGACCGAGATCAAGCGTGATCTCGGATTTGCCATTGAGCAGGGCAGAAACCACAGCACGCTCGGCATAAGCCAACGCGTCAGTGAGGTAAATGGCGGAGCCGCGTTCTTTCAGAAGATCGTCGATGACGAAATTAAAGAGCTGCTTTTGCTCGTCCGGTAACAAGATCATTTTTCTCTCCTATAAAAATATGTAAAAAAGACCACATTCAAAAGCTCCCCTGAACGCAAAAAATTGGAACTAAAAAATTGGTAAAAGCCTGGGGAGCTTATGAAGATGGTCTGAAGAAGTCCCCGTCTTTCCGGGGTGTCACCTCTGCGAGATAATTAATTTGCCGAATTACTAAATATCTCAACGGAGGAAAAATGGATAAAGAATTCATTCAAAAGTTAATCATTGCTTTTGTTCAAAACGGCACGCTTACTCTCCCTAAAATCAACATCGGGGGAAGCCCGGATGCAAAAGAGAATCAAGCTGAAAAAGATCTTTTCGAAGCCCTTACTCGTATAGGACGATTAGAAGAAAAGATGATTAAAGAATTTGAAGAAATCGATTTCGATCTGGAGCGAGCTGTTCAGATTATTCGTGCTCGCCATAGTAATCGGAGCTGAAGCCGGGTGAGCCTGCTGCCTTTTGATCAGAGTGAAGTAATTTCTCAAGCAGCTTGTTGGCTTCTAAAGCTTGGAAGGACAGCTCGTGGATTCTTTTGACTTTATCTACGGCTGTCAGATTATTGTTCCTTTGAGTAAATTCAATGATGGTCAAATTGTTTTCTATGAAAGTTTTAATAAGTCCTTCCATTTCTTCTTTACTCATTGGAAGAGTGAGGCTCCCGCAACAAAGGAAGCACCGCACATCTTGTTCTTTATCGGTCATTGCTTTCTCCTGCCCCAGTTCGTTATCTGAATTTACTTTCAGCCAGTTTCATGAGACGTTCGGACTCCTCGCAGAAAAAGCTATTTATTTCGTCAAGCTTCTTTTGAAGAGACTCGTCCGCAAGCTGGCAATTTTTGAGCTCATACTCAAAATCGTTAATCAGTTCGGCAATCTGTTCAGCTTTCCCGGAACACTTCAGGGCGTCCTCAACGTCTGAGTAATCCCGCTTTTCAATTACAAGTCTTTCCATTGTTGTCTCCTTTGATGGTCAATTCATTCAGAAACCTCTTCCGCTGCCGTTCACTGAACATGCAAATTGGCAAGGAAGGGGCTTTTGAGTGGATAATTAATCGACTGGAGGAAATCACATGTCGAAAACAATCTCGATTGCTCAGTGGCAAAAGTATCTAAATAAGAAAACTGGCGGATTCAAATGTCCAATCTGCCACCACACCGACTGGCAAACACAGCAAAACTCGGACGGTACAGTTGCGGAAACCAAGATCCTCGACCAGTCTTTTGAGAACTACCTTTACAATCAAATCGGAGAGGCTATTGTTGAAAATGGTGGAACTCACGAGGAAATTGCTGCAATCGATCCGCAGCACGGTCAAAGGTCCGAGAGTCCAAGCCTTCTGAAAAGCGTCAATATTCTCCGTTGCGGTCACTGCGGCTGGGTAGCTCTATTTGATCGCGAATTCGTTGAGGAAGAAATCGATGGGTAAAAAAGATAAAAACGACCCCATCACCAGAGAATGGGTACAACTTCAGATACAGGGTTCCCTGAGTAGCTACGTCACTTGGAAACAATTCGCGGTCTTCCTAGCAATCATTGCCGGAGCTTTTGGCTTCCTTTACGACAAGATCATTGATCTTTATTCGAGCCTTTAGTTCTTTGTCCGCCTTCGCACTGTAGAAATAGCTGACGTATCCGCAATCCGGACATTCGGCTTTGATCGTCGGAATTCCCAGGTGGATCACTTTTTCCTGCTTTTCCAAGAGAAGGCCGCAGATAGGACACTTGGCCGTCTCTTTATAGGTCATTATTTTTCCCATTGATGTCTCCAATCAAATAAACAGAAGCGCCCTCCATTTGAACCTGTTGGTTAAATTGGTTGATAAAAAAAAGAAGGCGCTTCTGTTTATGAACTGTCTTCGCTGAACGGCCCCTACCGGTGCTACACGACTTTAACGTTTGACACTTTCAGCATTCTCTCTGCCGCTGGTTCACTTTCGATCCCCATGCTTAGGCGCAATTCACTTGCCGCCTGGTCGCTCCCTGGCTTTTCGGTTTACTCAGCTTTAGGAGCTTTTCCTTCCTGACAATCTTCAGAAGGACTGTTAAAGAACGATTGATTGATGCAGAAAGAATAACATAATGTTATGCAAATTTGCAAGCAGAATGTTATGTAAAGAATAACAAGAGGTTAGGTGTTTGTAGCAATATGTTTCTTTTAGGCAACAAAAAAGCCGCCCGTAGGCGGCTGCAAAAGACTACTGATTTAGAAGTAATCTACTTCTCCATTGACCTCTAAAAAAAATTTCCTAGCCCTATGTAGTCAAAGGCCATGTAAACAATAAAACCTAAAACGAAGATTATTAGATAAGGCCAAAAGGCCCTTGCATACCAGGGAAGGCCAAAACCGTTGAAGGCCCTATAGTATGCTTCATACAGTTTTGAGGCCTCCTCGGCCCGTCCTTCCTCCCGAGCTTGTTCGGCTTCAGCGGAAAGTTTGTTTCTCCAATTAATGTGTTCGTCCTCGAGTTTTTGTACATGGAGATAGAAAGGCACAGCAAGAGCAGCCCAGGCGAGCAAGAAAATGAGTTGAACAACTATAGATTTCATTTTCTATCCTTGTTCTGTCCGTTTGATCCGTTTTTTATCCAACTACAAACTTTTTCTCCAAATAACATCAAGATGATGGAGACCAAAAATGAATAAAAGCAGGTTCTAAGAAGAATTATTTCAAACGATAAATATCTATCTCTAAAAAGATCGTTTAATAACTCGTCAATATCAAAGCCATTTGCTATGAAACCTGCGATTAATCCAAAGAACGAGAGGATAGAGACAACAAACATCACGCGCTTAAAAGGGCTATCCAGATGAAAAGACAAAGACTCTTTATTTGGTCTGTCATATGACAGGATCTTTCCTCCTGTTTTGTAGAAGAAATACCCTAGTCCCCAGGCTGCACAGCCGCACAAAAGAGGTTTAACTGCTGCTTCTGGCTGACCGTAGATCATGCATGAAATTATTGCCAGGATAAAAATCAGGATCGAAAGAAAGAAGAGTGCTCCGACTAACTGAAAAAAGTAACCGATTATTTTTCTAATCATGATTAAACAAAGCTCCCATGCCAGACATAAACTACTCTACCAACAATTTCTAATTGCTCCGATCCATCCAGCTCCTCGCTAAGTTTTACTGTCGGATTGTCAGAGGAAATTACTACAGCCCCCTTCAAATTCTTGTTCACTCGCTTAATGAACAGAGTGTCGTATGAGCGCAACACATAAATCCCGTCATACAAGTTTTTCACTCCTTCGTCAATCAGCACCTTGTCTCCTGGCGCAATCGTCGGAAGCATTGAATCTCCGTGGCCTGTAAGCACCTTTAAGTTCATAGGATTAGAAGGGTTGAGGCGGCGGACAAAATCAGGCGCGAGAGTGAGGCCGCCGACTATGACATCCTGCTCCAGAACACTTGGATCATCACCCATTGAACCTGTATTAGCCAATTCCAGGACGCGCACGCCGTCCGCAGGCTTTTCAATCGAATCAATGAGCATTCCCGTGTGATCGGTGTCCATCCAACCTCGGCCAAGTTTCAGCTTAGATTCAATGTCGCGTGCTAACTTGTCTCCCATCAAATACGGTTTGCCCGTACTGCTGCGTACCGATTGAGCGCGGATAAAAGACAATGATGGATCATTCCTTCGGCGGCCCAGCTTTTCATTTAGGGCCGGTATTGTTCCTTCCTCTTCGATTAGCAGTTCGAGATTCTCTCGGCGGATTTCACTTACAGGTCTCATAGTTTTCTCCTTAATCACATTAAACAACATTTTGTTAAGTTGACATAACTAAATGTTATGCGTATTATCAAAACAAAACGTTATGTGCAAATAGCTATGAAACTCAAACACTATTTTGAAAAACATCCTGAGATTTCTCAGAAACATTTGGCAGAGCAACTCGGTGTTACTCCGGAGTTTGTGAGCATGCTGGTTGCTGGTAAACGTACTGGATCAATCGAGAAGTGCATTTTGATTGAAGAGCTAACAAATGGTGAGGTCACAGTTGAAGACCTCAGGCCCCAGAACTCTTGGAACAAAATGCGCAATAACCTCTTGCGTCGAATGATCGATCAGTAGGTGGATCATGTCCTGGCAAGATTCAGACGCAGTTCGGAAACTTTTTGTCGGTAATTCGGCGGCAAAAAGCGTACTGCGCTGCTTGGCTGATTTCCGAAACGAAAAGACAGGTCGGTGCAACCCCAGCACCGACGCGATAGCCAAAGAGACTGAGTTAAACAGAAAAACTGTTTACAAGGCCATCACCTACTTGGAAGAAAAAGGGTTTATCCGCAGAGAAAGGATTGTCCTTAACTCTTCAAATAATTACGTTCTGAATCTGACTGCCGGCGCTGATAGTCCCAAAAACGGTAGTACCAAAAACGGTAGTACCAAATATGGGACTAGTCCCAAAAACGGACTTTCCGTAGTCCCAAATATGGGACGTGTGGTAGGCCCAAATTTGGGACACGAACCATTAAATGAATCAGTAAATGAACCAGTAAATAACTCTATAGAGAGCGCCTCCAACTTTTCCTTAACGTCTCCAGAGAAGACAACTATTTCCAAACCGGAAACAGTTGAGAAAAAAGCAAAGCGCCAAAAGAATGAAAAGGTGCCATGTCCTTTTAACGAGGATGACCAAATTCCGGAAGAGTTTTTAAAGGTCGCCCAGAAGCACAACATTCAAGACCCACAGAAGTTGTTTTCAAAGATGGTCGCTTACTGCAAAGCAAACGGCAAACAGTACGCAGACTACAAGGCGGCATTCACTACGTTCTGCATCAATGACAAAGCAAAGCGAGAGAAGAAGAGTCAGAACCAATTTAATGCTTCTTCCTTCGAGTACGAACCGCCTGGCGGTTTTACAGACGACTACTACAGAGATCAATGCGAATTTGATGAACACGGAAATTTAAAACTATGAACAGCACTGAAATCAAAATTCCTAAGGCCGTTAGTTCCATTTTCGGAAAGCTGGAAATAAGGCAAGTGAAAATGAATTGCATCCTTCACGGGGAATATCTGGCGAATCAAGTCTTCTTAGGCGGGAAACTCAAGGAAATAAGTGGATGTCCCAAATGTCATGAAGAACATTTAGCTCAAAGGGCTATTGATGAAGAGAAACGCAGAAAAGAAGAAACCGAGAAAAACCGCCAGGCGAGAATTAAAGAAACCCGTATGCCCCTCGAATATCAAACCAAGGACTTCTCAACATTCATTACCGAAACTGAAAGCCAGCGCAACGCATTAGCTATGGCTAAGAGGTTCGTTAATGGCTGGGAAAAGGCCAAGGCTGGAGGATACGGTTTGTTATTCCTCGGCGGTTGTGGCACAGGTAAAACACACCTGGCTTGCGCAATCATGCTGGAGCTCCTGGACAAGTACGCATGCTTTTATCCCAGGTACTACAAAGTCACCGAGATTTTCTCAGCCGTCCGCAGCACATATCAGCCAGGAGCAACAACGAACGACGAGGAAACAATTAAATTTTTCTCGTCTATCCAGCTCCTCGTAATCGATGAAGTCGGCGTCCAGAAAGGCTCCGAATCGGAAAAGAGAATCCTCTTCTCAATCCTGGACAACCGAGTTACTTCAAAGAAACCAACAATCCTAATGACCAACCTCGGCATAAAGGATTGTGGCTTGGTGCTCGGAGATCGTCTTTATGACCGTATCAGGTCTAAGTGTGTACCGGTCCTCTTCAAGGGCGGGTCTTTTAGAACGCCCGCAACGCCTGATGTGTTTGATTGAGGTGCGTCATGTCTGATTCAGCTTGGACACTGCTAATGATCCTGCTGGCGCCGGTCGTGTTTATCAACCTGATTCTCTTCGGGCTACTCGTGAGAGCTGCGCTCCAGATCAGCAGGGAAACCGAATTAACCAATCGGTTGAAAAGGAGTTAGAGCATGGACGCCATCCCGTATTTTTGTTTGTACCTGAGCTCTTGTTGTTTTGTCGGTTGTTATTTGACAGGTAACGATATGCAATTCGATTTTGCAAATTTCCTCGCTCTTGTTGGTTGTTCCGGAGGAGCTCTTAGCCTCCTCGACTTTGCTTGGTTCGCTTACTACGGATCGAATATTGACTACAGCTTGCCGTTTTTGGCGATGGTTGTTGCAGTCGATTTCGTTTGCGCTTTCCGGAGGAAGTCTGAATGAGCGGGTGCTGCCTCTACTGCATTCATGCTCAGGCCTTCTGGATAGGACCAGACGGAAAGAAGCATCTGCCTCCAAAACAGTCCTTTGGGGACATGAACATCTACTGCCATCAACCCGAGAAGGGCGCCGGCATCGAGTGCTACCCAATCTCATTCACAAGGTGCTCGGTTTTTGAACGTGATACGGATGAGCGCATAGAACGCAGAAGAACATTTTTCTCTCAATTCGATAGATACCGCCTTCACGCTGAGTTAATCGCTCAGAGACGCTAGACGGCTGTTTAAACAACATTTAACCAACGGGGAAAACAAATGGAAGTTACTTTGATTGTTATTGCAGTTACTCAGATTTTTTTATCTATAGCGATTGTTTTCCTAAGTCTTACCCAGAAAGACATTCGCAACTCGATGCAAAGCTTGTTGAAAATTTTCCGAGAATTGGATGGTTACAAGCGACGCAACGATTAAGGAGCGATCTATGACCTTACTCTTTGCCAAGTTTTCTGAGAACTTCTTCGCTCTCCCTTATCGGAGTAATCCATGTGTTGACCATGGAGTTGATCATTCTGGACATTGCTTCGGCAATCTCAAAGGAGTCTTCTCCGGAAAGATCGATTTCTCCGGAATGCGCGTGCTCGTTCCCGGCCAGCCTGCAAGCATTGCAAATTCGCTGGAAGGCCTGAGAGATCCCAATGGTCTCGATCTTCTTGTAAAGCTTATCGGACTTTTTGAAGCCCTTAACGTTTTCGTTCTCCCCGTACCAGTCAACAATTCGCTCAAGACTGACTCGCAGGAGAGCACACGCCGCACGCGGGGAAAGACCGATGATGGCTTGAGCTTCGTTAAAAACTTCTTTGGCATCTTCGGGCATATCAGGAGCGGGGAGAATTCCACTTCTGAGAGGAAATGCAAGCCTTCCGTTTTCCCAGTAACTGAATTTCTCGCAACTCAAACAACAGGTGACGAAACGATCCGGATGGTAGTGGATGTCAGAACCGCCGCTACGGTTAAAAACGTTCCCGGAAATTCTGAAATTGTCGAAAGATTTTCCAGTAACAGTATCGAAAGAAGGCTCATTACAAACTTTAGCGTTAGTACCTTCTACAACAGGACAAACAACGAAAACTGTCTTAGTTCCGCAGTGCGGGCATATGTAGGAGCTTGGCATGACTGATTATTTCCTTGGAGCAAAAGAACAAATGAAACACATTGACATTGTAAAAAATAGAACTGCATGCATAAACACTGTTTTCAATTCGATTGAAGAGGCTAAAAACACCCTTAAGAAACTAGAAGAGATGGCTGCGCAGAGGGCAGACGGCCGAGTTCTAGACATTCATGAAGTCGGAGTAACAAGCCACAAGCTGAGAGGATGCGTGGATCGCATTCTTGTCGGACTGGTGGAATCTCAGACGGTTTCTGAAAATCAATTGCGGGAATAGATGATGGATGACACTGACGAATCATCAGGCGGATCTGTTCGGAGATTCCATTCTCTATTGCCCAAGGAAGCCTAAAGAGTTCTCCGAGAAAGCATCCAGCCTCGAAAGAGAGAAGGCAAGGTACGACGAGAGCTGTGAGTACAGGAAGCAATTGCTCGAGTTAAGGGCGAATATCAGGAGTTTTTCCGATCTAAGCGTTAAGCCGTCAACGGTTTCTCTCTCGGATAAGTCTGCCCGGGTAGGTGAATCAAGTCCGCACGCCAAGTACACGGACGTTGAGTTGATTCACTGCTTTGATCTCAGGCTTGCAGGTCTTTCCTTGCGGGAGATATCACGCAAGATGGATATACCTGTCCGGACACTCAGAGACATCTTCTCAGGAAATCGGCGCGCTGTCATGCCTACCCAATTCAAATAACAACCATACCCAGGAGGGAACAACAATCATGTCCATGATGAGATTTAAAAGCACGGATGATCCTGCATACAAGGAACTTCTGGCCAAAACAAAAACTAAAGCAGGCCCCATTGTCTTGAAGAAGATCAGCGGTTTTGTCGGAGGCAAAAAGAACGGGTTTGCCAAGGGCCGAATGAAAGCCGGGCAGATGAACGAGACAGAGAAAGCTTATGCCGCCTACCTAGAATCCGAACGTATCGCAGGCAGGATCAAGGCTTACTGGTTCGAGTCCATAAAGCTCAAAATCGCCGAGGATACTTGTTGGTATAACCCCGATTTTCTTGTGCTTACGGCTGAAGATCAGCTTGAACTGCATGAGGTTAAGGGATCGCCCAAGTTCTTCGCAGACGACGCGAAAGTGAAGACAAAGGTCTGCGCGACTGAGTACCCTTTCCGCATGCTCGTTGTTTATCCGGAGCGTGGTAAGGGGTGGACTTATCAGGAGTTTTGAGCGATGCCCCGAAAGAATGAAGAACAGACCAACCCGAAGGCTCCCTTAGGAACCGCAACTCTTCTGCCGAGAAGGGCTGCAGAGTTTCTGCAGTCAGCCGCCGCAGAAGCAAAGGCCCTGCCGCCGGAGTCAATGCGGCGCCGGCAAGTTATCGATAAAGCAATCATTCTGGTGAAGCGTGAGTTCCCCGAGTTTTTCTTCCGTTAAACGCATGATTGCCGTGTCTCGATTGGGCGTCCCGATCGGTGAAGATTCGCCTCATGCGAAATACACCGATAGGGAAGTTGATCTTGTCCTGCAGTTGCGCGGCGAGGCATTCAGTTATAGGCAGATCGCCAGGATGATGGAAATGCCTCGGAGCACTGTCTTTGCCATTTGCACGGGATTGATCCGGGGAAAGATTCCTCACGCATATCGGAGACAGAAGTGAAAAAAGACAGAAAGAAAAAACTCTCCAGCATGCAGCTTAAGTTTATCAACGAATATATGAAGGGTAAAACTGCAACTGACGCGGCAAAAATCGCTGGATATTCTGCAAAAACAGCGGCGATTCAAGGATCTCAACTCCTTAAAAATCCTTTAGTCATTTCAGAGCTCGAAAGGAGGCGAAAAATCATGGAAGAAAAGACCGGATACACAGTGCAGAAGTGGCGTGAAGAGCTCCTGGAGATCCGGGAAACTTTATCCGAGAAGATTCCCGTTTATCAGAACGAAGACGGCGAAGTGATCATGGGCCTCAAGGATGCACCGTCTCTGCTTAAGGCCTACGACATGCTCGGCAAACACTTGGGCGCTTATTCGAAAGATAACGAGAGCAAGCTTGAAGGCAAGATCGAATTTGTTTGGGATGACGGCAAGAAACAGACGGAGAAGGAAGAATGAAAGTCGTGATTCCCTACCGTCCCCGCTTTCCCCAGGACGAAATTCACAAGCAATTGGAGACACATCGATTCTGTGTACTGGTTGCTCACCGACGCTTAGGCAAGACCGTGCTGTCGGTGAATCACCTCATCAAGCGGGCTATTACAGACCGCAAAGAGCGTGGCATGTATGCCTACCTTGCTCCATTCCGTAACCAGGCCGAGCAGATCGCTTGGGGATACCTGAAGCACTACACATCACAAATCCCTGCAATCTCGATCAACGAACAAAAGCTTTCGATTCTTTTGCCTAACGGTGCAACGATCCGGATCTTCGGTGCTGATAATCCCGACGCTTTAAGAGGCATGTACTTTGACGGCGTAGTGATCGATGAGGTTGCGCAGATTAAGCCGACCCTTTGGGGAGAAGTGATTCGTCCGGCACTGGCTGACAGAAAAGGATGGGCCGCTTTCATCGGAACTCCCAAAGGCATCAACCTCTTCTCTCAGTTATACGATCAGGCTTTGAACCTCATGAGCAAAGGTGATCCGGACTGGATCGCGATGCTTTATTCCGTTGAGCAAACTCATGTCATTGACGAAAAGGAGTTGGCAGCGCTCAAGGTAGAAATGTCTGAGAACGAGTACCGGCAAGAGTTTCTCTGCGACTTCTCTGCCGCTCAGGACAATGGTCTTATTCCGATTGACGATATTCGTGCCGCGGCCAATAAGTTCTATCGAGAGAGCGAATACATGGGCGCTCCGCTCATCTATGGCATTGACGTTGCCCGCTTCGGATCCGATGCCTCGGTCATCTTTAAGCGCAGAGGGCTCGTTGCCTTTGAGCCGATTGTTATCCGGAAGTTTGACAACATGGCATTGGCTGACCGCATTGCGGTAGAAATGGCCAAAGAAAAACCCGATGCCGTTTTCATTGACTCCGGCGCCGGGCAAGGCGTGATCGACAGACTTCGCCAGATGCGCTTTGATGTCGTGGAAGTTCCCTTCGGAGCGCAGGCCATCGACAAAGAACAATTCGCAAACCGCCGCATGGAGATGTGGTGGAACATGGCTCAGTGGATCAAGCAGGGCGGTGCGATTCCTCCGGATCCCGTTTTGCAAGGAGACTTGGGCGCTCCGACTTACGGCTACACGCCTAAAGGCCCTAAGATCCTCGAGGCTAAAGACAAGCTCAAGGAACGCATCGGAAGATCTCCGGACTTAGCTGACGCTTTGGCTCTGACCTTTGCCGCACCCGTGGCTCCAAAACTTTCCCGCAGTATGGAGCGCGCTATCTATGGCGTGAATGATTCCTACGATCCCCAGGAAGCCTTTGAATCTGAGTATTGGAACTCTTAACACCGTCCATAAACCCTGTGCCTGAGCCTAGACAATGGGCTCATGAAAATCATTGACGCGTCCTTAGTTGAAATCATTGACCGTTGCTCTGAGCTTATCGACTCGGCAATGTCGGAGGCAGGTTTGCCTAACCGCAGGGCAGTTCCTGACCGTTCGATCTACGAGATCCTGAGCGAAGGCACGGACTCCTTCGGCCTCATTGTTGAAGACCAAGGTAAGCCCATCGGGTTTGCTTCGGTCTTTGTCTTTACGCACCAGCACAGCGGCGAAGTCTTCGCACAGAACGATGCGATTTATCTGGCGCCGGAATATCGCAACACATCAATCGGCGGCCGCTTGGCTGTAATGGCAGAACGCAAGGCAATCGAGGCAGGCGCCAAGTTTTTCCTATGGGACGTGCCCGAGGATTCTCCTCTGGCTAAAGCACTCGCAAAGAGGGTGCAGGGCAGAAAGCATCTTTTATTTTTTAAGGAACTTTGATCATGGGAATGACTGCAGCAGTTATCGCGGGCACATTGGTTGGTGCCGTGACTTCGGGATTGAACGCTTATGAGCAGAAACGTGCCGGGGATCGCCAGACATCGGCAGCCAAAGAACAGCTTGCTCAGCAGCAGGCCTTAGCCCAGGAAGAAGATCAGGCCCGCAACAAAGCAAACCGCAAGCAGGCCGACCTTGACGGACTCTTAGCAGACAACACGCTGGATAACGGATTGGGGTCAACGCTTCTGACAAACGGCAACGCGGCTCCTCTTAATCCTGGTGCGCTTGGCACCGGTTCCTCTTTACTGGGAGGCTGATCATGGGAGCGGTCTCATCTGTCGTCCACGCCGTGGGCAAGGTGGTCAAGCCTGTTGTGAAGGCGGCCGCCAACGTTGTCACTGCGGGAGCCTACAACCACATGCAGAACAAGGCTAAGGATCAGGCAAGGAAAGCACAGGCTCAAGCCGCACGACAGCAGGCACAGGCCGAAGAACAGCAGTCTCAGAACGCCAATATGGCAAACAAAAAGCATGCGAATGTCGGCGATACGGTTGTTGATGACACTCCGGAAGGAATGAGTGAAACGGTTCTGGCTAGCGAAGCGGCGCAGGACGATCGCTTCAAACTGCAGAAGAAACAGCTTATCGGGGGATAGTTATGCCCGCAGACATCAAGCTAATCAATCAGCGCTTTGAGAGCCTCAAGCAGGAGAGGTCTTCCTGGGAGGATCTGTGGCGCGATATTCGTGACTACTGTCTTCCTGACTTGGGATGCTTTTCAGGTGAGGATGCAACTCAGGGGTCTAAACGTTACCGCAAGATCCTCGATGCTGAAGCAATTGACTGCGCGGATGTTTTAGCCGCGGGTTTGCTTGGTGGCGTCTCGTCTCCTTCGAGACCTTGGCTGCGCCTGACAACGATGGATCCGGATCTCGATAAGAATCCCGCTGTCAAAGAGTGGATGACGAAGGTTCAAGACCTGTTGCTTCTCTACTTCTCGAAAGCAGAATGCTACAACGCGCTTCACCAGAGCTACTTGGAGCTTCCGGTATTCGGCACAGCATGCACGATCGTTAAGCCTCATCCGGAACAGCTCATCTCACTGCAGAACCTCACAATCGGGGAATACTGGCTGGCCGAAGACGACTTCGGGAAGGTCGATACGATGTATCGGCGCCTGTCTCTTACGGCTAAGCAGATGGTCCAGCAATGGGGCTTTGAGGCAGTGAACAACGATGTTAGGCAGGCATTTGAGAAAGATCCGTTTGCCCGATTCAATGTGATTCATGCAATTGAACCTCGCATTGAACGTAATCCGGATAAACGTGACAACAAGAATATGCCTTGGCAGTCCGTTTATTTTCAGGAAGGAGTGCAGGACAAAGTTCTCTCGGAATCCGGCTTTAGAAACTTTCCGGCACTGTGTCCGCGCTGGATGACCTCCGGCGGTTCGGTTTATGGCCGCGGTCCCGGCGCCAAGGCCTTGAGCGCACAGAAGTCTTTGCAGAGACTGCACTTGAGACTGGCCGAGCTTGTTGATTACGGAACTAGGCCGCCGATTCTCTATCCGTCCACCCTCAAGGATCAGCTGAGTCAGTTCAAACCTGGAGGCCGAGTGGCCGTCAACCCGCAGGAAGCTCCGATCATCCGCTCCATGTGGGAAGTGCGTACCGATCCCCAGGCAATGCTTGCTCTGATTCAATCGACTCGACAGGACATTCAGCGCATCTTCTTCGTCAACGTGTTTCAAATGATCGCGGCCACGGCGAATCAAACAGATCGTACTGCGACAGAGGTTCAAGCACTTGAGCAGGAAAAAGTGATGATGCTGGGGCCCGTGCTTGAGCGATTGCATACCGAACTTCTTGATCCGCTGGTCACAAACGCCTTTGGCTTCATGGTTGAGTACAACATGCTCCCGGAAGTTCCGGAAGAACTCTACGGCAGAGAGCTTTCTATTGAGTATGTCTCCGTTTTGGCCGAAGCTCAGAAGAATGCATCGGCAAACGGAATTGTGAGAACGGCTCAGCAGATCGGCCTTCTGGCTCAGATCAATCCCCAGGCCGTGGACAAGCTCGATGTGGATGCAACGATCGATCAGCTGGCAGACATGAATGGAGTGCCTCCATCCTTGATTGTGACAGGACAGAGGGTTGCGCTTATTCGCCAGCAAAGGGCCGAGCAACAACAGGCACAGATGCAGGCCGCTCAGCTTCAGCAGGCAATGACAAGCCTCAAAGACTTAGGGCAGGCAGCAGACTCTCAGGGTCTGCAGGAAGCGTTCTCTGAAGAGGGAGCGCAGTAAGCGTCCATAAACCTAAAGGCCCCTAAATGACAATGACAGACATAGATGATCCGCTTCTCGAAATCGAACAGCGGGAGCTGGCTGAAAAGGCCGAGAAAGAAAAACTCAAAGAGCTGGAGATAGCCATCAAGAAAACTCTTGAGACTGTGGAAGGCAGACGGGTCTTTCAGTGGATTCTCGACATGACAGCCGTCGACAGCTCGGTTACTTCTCAAGACATGACGCTGATGACGATAGCTTCCGCAAGGCGCGATATCGGTTTGCAAATACTGAATCGACTCAAGGGAATCAATCTCGAGCTGGTTCGCAGAATGGAGAACGAAAAACTAAATGGCTGAAACCGCAGAAACCACTGTCAATGAAGCAGACGCTGCCGCAACTGAAGGCGCGGTTCCTCCTGCAGATCCTACTCCGGCACCCCAGGAGGCAACACCTCCGGTACCACCGGAGCCTGCTGCCGAAACTCCTCAGCCGAAGGCAGACGAACCTGAAGGTATGGGTGCAGAAGAGGAGACGGAAGAGAAGAAAGAGGACGCCGAAAAGAAGGAAGGCAACGATGTGTTGGGAGCACCTGAAAAGGGCTACGACGAAACAGGCATTGAACTCCCGGAAGGCATTCAGCTCGATGAAGGCGCGATCGAAGCTTTCAAAAAGGAATGCAAGGACCTGAATCTTTCTCAGGCCGCTTATTCGAAACTGGTCACAAACATGACCTCTGTTTTGGCAAAGCGTGCGGAAGAGCAGTCTGCTCAGGTCAAGCAGGCCCTGACCGCTGAAGCCAAGGCCGATCCTCAGATCGGCGGTGCGAACTATGCGGCCAACCTAAAGAGCGCCAGCCGCTTTTATGCCAAGTTCTTCGACGCTGAGACTCGCCAGTTCTTTGAGTCTGTCGGTCTTAACCGTCATGCAGGATTCATTAAAGGGTGTCTTGCCGCTCAGCAGGCGCTCAGTGATGACGCCGTCGTAAAGGGCGGCAGGTCGGGTGAACTCTCAACAGCCGAGCGCGCCCGGGCTTTTTTCCCTAACTCAAAGATGAACTAATTTTTAGGAGTAATTACGATGGCTGCTGAATATCCAACACTGGTTGACCTCGCATCGAGACTTGACCCGAAAGGTGAGATTATTCCGATCGCTGAAGTCTTGTCTAAACGAGACCCGATTCTCAAACTCCTCCAATGGAAAGAATGCAACAAGACCGATGGCTACCTTCATGCCATCCGCACTGGCATCCCTGAACCGACCTGGCGCCGCCTTTATCAGGGCGTTCAGCCGCAGAAATCCACGACTGCTCAGGTCACCGATACCTGCGGAAACGTTGAAATGTATGCTGAAGTCGATAAGGACCTGGCTGACGTAAACGGCAACACAGCCGCCTGGCGCCTGTCTGAACAGAAGCCGTTCTTTGCAGGTATGGGCAACGATATGGCCAAGACAATGTTCTATGGTGACATCGATGTTGAACCGGACAAGTTCATGGGCCTTGCCGCTCGTTATAACGACACGAGCTCCACAACTCCGTCCTCTCGCAATGTCATTAAGGCTGTGAGTACCGGAGCTACGACCAAGAAAGTCACTTCGATCTTCATTGTGTCGATGGATCAGTTCTTCGGCATTTATCCGAAGGGCTCCAAGATCGGTTTACAGCACACTGACAAGGGCCAGTGCACTCACATGAACTCTGACGGCTCCATGTATGAAGTCTATCGCGACCACTACAAGTGGCAGGCAGGTGCCGCGCTTAACGACTGGCGCGGTGTGGTTCGTGTCTGCAACATCCCGATCTCCGACGGAGCAGTCGACATGGGTTCCGAAGATCTGATCAAGAAACTGATCGTTGCGAAGAACCGCATCCCGTCTGATCTGCGCACGAACCTCCACCTCTTCTGTGCTGAAGAAGTGCACACAGCTCTTGAACTTGCCGCTTACGCAAAGAGCACGAATGTTCTCAAAGTTGTTGAAGCTGCTGAACAGTTCAAGACCATGTTCTTCGATATTCCGATCGAAGTGTCTGATTCCATCAGCCTCACTGAAGATCTTGTTTCGTAATAGGAGAAAAAGATGAGATTCGATTCCAAGCTTATGTTCAGTGACGGCCAGTCCATCTCCGGGACTTCCGGAACTTCCACAAATACTCTTGACCTGAACAAGGCCGGAGTTTCTGAAGGTGAACTCTACGTCATCCTGAGTGTTTCCGGATCTGCATTGCCGACATCTATTGAGGTTCTCGGCGGATCTGCCAGCACCTCTGTGACTGATACCGTTGCAGCGGCCTACGGTACAGATACAGCAATCAAACTGCCGCAAGGCTGTCCGCGTTATCTCAAGCTGTCCTTTACCGGCACAGCAATGAGCTGCAAGGTGACAGCAGGTATTTCCCTTTGCGCCTCCTCTCCGAAGGGCAAGCGCATCGGCGACTATGCAGCCGAGTAAACAGGATTATTCCAAGCGAGCATTTTGGGGGCCTTGTGCCCCCTCTTTTTTAGGAGCAAACATGTCTTCAGTTGTCGACATCTGCAATATCGCTCTCTCGAGGCTCGGGGACAGAGCGACAGTAACTTCTATCGATCCGCCTGAAGGAAGCGCTCAGGCCGATCATTGCAGGCGCTTTTATCCCATTGCCTTAAAAACTATCCTTGCCACCTATAACTGGAGCTTTGCTACCACGCGCAAAGAGCTAGCCAGATTAACTGCGGAACCTATCGGAGGCGGCTATGCGTTCCCGATTCCTGCGGACTGCGTCAAGATCATCTATGCCTATCCGGTAGACGAAAATGGAAACGCAACTCGACAGACTCTTCATTACGTCCGAGAGCTGATCAACGGACAAGTCTGTTTGGTGGCAGAGCAGAAGCGTATATGGATTAGGTATATCACCACGGAGGTTAAGCCTGAAAAGTTCTCTGATGTATTTTCTGACGCCTTGGCTTTTCTCCTTGCCTCTAATCTTGCGGGCACTGTTGTTCCGGGGATGACGGGTGTGCAGATGGCGGCTGAGATGATGCGGTTTTACGAAGATAGACTGTTAAAAGCACAGGCTCAGGATGCAGTTCAGGACAGAGATCATCTGAGCTATAAGCCTGACTTTATCGGTGACTACGGTGACTGGGGGAGGGACGGACATGAGTGGCTCAACTAAAGTCCTTCAGCGCTCTTTTGCCGGCGGTGAAATTTCTCCGGAAATGTTTGGGCGAACAGACGATACAAAGTATCAGACAGGCCTTGAGACGTGCCTGAATTTTCTCTGCCGTCCCCAGGGCCCGATTGAAAACAGACCCGGCTTTGAGTTTGTGCGTGAGGTCAAAGACTCAAGCAAGAAGGTGCGGCTGATTCCGTTTATCTTTAACGCTCAGCAAACCTTCGTCATCGAGCTGGGGCACAAATACGCCAGATTCCATTCCTTCGGCGCAACGTTGATGAACGGCAATCAGCCATACGAAATCACAACGCCATGGGATGAAGATGATCTCTTTGAACTTGAGTATGTGCAGTCAAATGACATCATCACCGTGACGCATGAGGATTACGCTCCGACGGAGATCCGGAGGTATTCCAACACCGATTGGCGACTGGCGACGATCAGCTTCTCTTCAACTTTGGCCACGCCCACAAACGTGACCGCTGTCAGAGAAACGACTACGGGCAACGAGGATAAGAACGCCGACAAGTACACGTTCCAATATAAAGTCTCCTGCCTCAATGCTGATAAGACAATCGAAAGCGAACCGAGTGCAGCAGTCTCTTGTACCGCCAACCTCTATGCCACAGGTACGACAATCAAAATCTCATGCTCGGCCGTGTCCGGAGCAAGTTACTACCGCTTCTACAAGAATCAAGGCGGCATCTATGGTTACCTAGGAGACTCGGAAACCACATCGATCATCGATGACAATATTGCTCCGAAGACGGACATCACTCCTCGACGATATGACTCAGTTGTCTCTTCCGGAAATTATCCGAGCGCTGTAGGTTACTTTGAACAACGCCGCTGGTTTGCAGGTTTTAAGACTGATCCTCAGCGTGTGGTTGCTACTCGTTCCGGCACAGAGAGCGATATGACTTACTCCCTGCCGTCTAAGGACGATGACCGCATCAACTTTAGGATCGCGGCAACAGAGTTCAATAAGATTCTGCACATTTCTCCGTTGTCTCACCTGATCCTTTTAACAACGGGCTCAGAGATACGAATCAGTCCCCAGAACTCTGACGCGATTACGCCTTCTTCGATTTCTGCTCGACCTCAGAGCTACAACGGGGCCACGACAGTCAGACCGCTCGTTTACAACAACAATCTGATCTTCGCTTCGGCTCGTGACGGCCATGTCCGAGAACTCGCATATCAGTATCAAGCAGGCGGTTTTGTGTCCGGAGATCTGTGCCTGAGAAGTCAGCACCTCTTTGACTTCAAGACGATCAAGGACGCCACGGCACAGAAGGCTCCGTACCCCATCATGTGGTTTGTCTCCTCCGACGGAAACTTGCTCGGCCTCACGTATATTCCTGAACAACAGGTCGGCTCCTGGCACCGTCACAACACAGACGGAGTTTTTGAATCCTGCTGCGCTGTTTCAGAAGGCGTGGAAGATGCCCTTTACTGCGTGATCAGAAGGACAATCAACGGAAGCCAGAAGCGCTATGTTGAGCGCATGAGAACACGAAACTTCAAGAATTTGGCTGATGCCTTCTTTGTCGATTCCGGCGCGACCTACAACGGGACGCCTACGACCACGATCTCCGGAATTGATTGGCTCGAGGGAAAGACAGTTTCTATTTTGGCCGACGGTGCTGTCCAGCCTCAGCAGAAGGTTGTAAATGGCAAGGTCACTCTCAACCATGAAGCATCGGTGGTTCAAGTCGGTCTTCCGTATCAGTCGGATGTGAAAACACTTCCGGTCATCCTCCAGGATCAGTCCGGAGGTATGGGCAGGGTTAAGAACGTCTACAAGATCACAGTTCGGGTTAATAGAAGTTCCGGAATCTTCGCAGGCCCCAGCTTCGATAAGAATGACCTTGTTGAATACAAGCAGAGAACGATCGAGCCCTGCGGATCTCCTCCCGCGCTCAAGTCGGATGAAATTGATCTTCAGCTTTATTCAACATGGACTCGAGGCGGTCAGGTGTGTTTGAGACAGCTCGATCCCCTGCCGGTCACAATGCTGGCCCTGACCTGTGATCTATCAGCTTAACGTCCATAAACATTGAAGCTTCGCCGTTACCTTAAAGAAAAATTGAGGTAACGGCTCATGGGTAAGTACGATCAATATGCTGGCGAGGATCTTGACGTTCCTCTGTACGAGGGACAAGGCTCCTCGTCAAGTTTTTCTAAGATAACTTCAGACGCGGCAAACGGTCTGGGCAGTTTCGGCCTTGGATTTTCGATGGGGCACAATGCGGTCAACGGCATTGTTGCTCCGATCCTTGCCTTTCGCCAGGCGAAGCAGCAGAAGCAGCTCTACAAGATTCAGGGCGAGATTTCAAAACTGCAGGCGCAGTCTTTCCGGACAGCGGCAGAAGATGTTTTGAAGAGAGCTCTGCAGGAAGTTGCCGCAGTTACTTTTCGTGCCGGACAAACAAAAGCCACTACTCGAGTGGCTCAGGCGGCCAGCGGTGTAGCACTCGGAACCGGTAACACTGCGGAAGTGATGGCCTCTCACGACATCGCCAAAGAGATGCAGGTCAATCAAATCCTCGCAAACGCCGTTGCCGAATCTTTTGGCTATCGGCGCAGAGCAGTCAATTACTCAAACAATGCAATCGCTCTTAACGCCCAGGCTAAAAACATCTCTCCCTGGGCGTCGGCCGTATCCACTGGCATGAGCATTCTCATGAATCCGAACGGAGCTAAGGGCAATCCTTTAGACCCTAACTCAGGCTCAACGGGATCCGGCTATCTCGATAACGTCGTAAGCATCGGCAGGTTGTTCACGAGCGGCGCCGGCGGCATGAGCGGAGGAGCAGGAGTCTAAACATGGGAACAATGAAACTTCCTTCAGTTGATAATCCCTACGGCGTCCCGGTTGCGATCTCTCAGCCGGGCGGAATGCAATCTGAAGTCATCACTGCGCCGGAGAGTCCGATGTCAGTTCGGCATGCTGGCGAAGCAATGAATAAATTGTCCGGAGATCTCAGGAATGCCTACGACAAATGGCAGCTGGAAATTGATAAGACTCGCCTGGATGACTTATCGACTCAGCTTGAACATGCACGCATAGACCTCAGAGTTAATCCTGAGAACGGATACGAAAGACTTAAAGGAGTAAACGCACTTGAACGTCCGGACGGAAGAAGCCTGAACGATGAAGTCAGCGATGCCTTCAAACAGCGTTATGAGAAGCTGAGGGAGCAGGCCGGAAATGCCCGAGTCCGCAGCGCCTTTGATCGTCTTTATCAGGCCTCAAGCCTGAAGCTCAATGATCAGGTCAACACCTATGTCACGAGCCAACAGCTCGAATACAAAGACGCAGTTCTTAAAAATCAGCTTAGCCTAGCCCTTAACCAGGCAGCAGACGCCGATCCGGAAACAGCAAAGTCAGGACTTGTTGCGGCTCGTTCTATTGCTCAGCAGATCGGAGACTTTCACGGCACGCCTGTCGACATGATCAAAGTTCTGGGGCCGATCCACGAGCTCCGAGTGAGCAATATGATCGATGCGGGCCAGCTCTCTCAGGCCAAGGCTTACATTGCTCAGCACAAAACCGAGATGGGCCCGAAAGCAGGGCTCAGATTAAAGTCGGCAATGCAGATGGCTTCAGATCGAGCGACTATCAACCGCTACACGGATGAAATTCTCAAGAAGGACAATGGCAAAGCCAGAGAGCTTTTAGACAACATCAATGCTGTTCCGGAAAAGTATCGCGCCGCTGTCAAAAACAAGGTGTACGGAGCCAAGAGAGAGCAGGAAGCGCTTGAGAAGGCGACAAACTACGACAATCTCAATCAGGCTTTTCAGTTCGTAGATAACGGTGAGGAAGTTCCCGCCTCCCTCATGTCGACAATCAAGACGAATGACCGCGTCGGATACGAGAAGATTCAGAGGGCAATCGAGCATCAAAAGTTCCCTTGCACTGAGGATGATCCTGCTGTTTTGGGGAACCTTGAAGAGTTGGCAGAAAGAGATCCGGAAGAGTTTGCTCAGACTAACTTTGATCAGTACCGCGGTTACCTCACAAAACAGACCATCAAGACTTTGAAGTACAACGTCGAGAAACTCGACGATCAGCAGTACAAGGCTTTCATGGCCAAGGTCAAACAGCGCTGCAATGATGAAAAATTCAACGCTAAGAAGACAAAGAATGCTGTCCTTTCTGCTCAGTCTCTTTATGCGGCCAGAACCCAGCAGGCCGAGAAAAACGTCCTGAGCAATGACACCTTGAACTCAATGGTCAACACGGTGTTTGAAGGACAAAAGCCGGGGCTTTTGTTTGGCTACAACGAGGTCTCCGGCGCCGACTTCAGACAAGAGAAGAAGATTGATTGGGAAGCTGTGCCGCAGGCAGGCTTTAGAACTAAGGCCACAGAAGCTGACAGGCTAAGTGCCGTCAACAATATCCGCAGTCGGTACTTCAACCTTCCGCCGCTTCAGAACCTCACGAAGCAGCAGTCTCAGCTGATCGATGCTCGGATGGGCGGTATGCCAATTAATCGTGAGCTTTGGGAAAGAGCTTACGCAGAAGCCAAGAGACAAGCCAAGAACAATCCTCGCAATCCCGCTGTGACGCGTGCGGCAGTCGAACTCATTGCCCTGCACATGGCGTTTGGAGAAAAGTAAATGCCGAATTTTTTCATTACAGACGAACAAGCAATTGAAACTCCGGACGGCTCTATGGAAGTTCCGGGAGAACCGACAACCCAGTCTGTGGTTGCCCAGGAACCCACTGAAGGGCTGACTGTTGAACCGGTCAATCCGGTTCCCGTTCCTCCCGCTCAGCCTTTCAACCCTTACGAGATTATCGAGCGCGACGCATATTCTGCATCCCAATTTGTTCTAGGAAAGGATCCTGGCCGCACGGCGGAAGTTTTAGACATTTCCCGCCAGCTCGGAATTTCTCCGAC